CACCATAATCTGTCCAAGTTGTTCTTGCTAATGAGGATGTGTACCAGGTTTTTTCTAAATAATTATAAGTAACAGATCTATTTATTTGATTTGATGTGTTAGAAGCATAAAACCACGTTACCTCATTAAACTCAGAATTTACACCAGCAAATGTTTCTGGTTGTTGTGTTATGGAAAAATCCTCAAATACAAAATCTTGCACGCTACATGGTATTTTTTTAACTGCACCATCATAAAGATAGAAAGCGTTTTGTGACATCCAATACGCTATACCATTTACATCGACAGCTGAATGAACACCTACTGCACCACAGTTTGCACCTATTTGTACAAGTGAAAATGTAAAAGGTGCACCTACAAATTGTAGGGCATTGAGAGATGTATCTGTCCACACAAGAACAGCGTTACGTGATCTTACTGCTGACACAATCTTAGATCCATCTTGTATTCTAAACGAACCAGCAGTGTTTGTAGCTGTTGGAGCAAAATCATTTGTTGTTTCTTGTGAAGCAAATCGTAAAAACAAATCATCTTGTGATGTTGAACTTCCTATTGTTGTTTCAGTACCAAATAAAAACACATGTCTATCAGGCATAGAAACTAAATTAAATCTTGAGCTTGACGGAGTGTTTGAAATAACTGTAGCTCTTGTTGCTGTGCCACTTGAAGTGTCCCAAAGAAATGTTTGTCCCTTGTGCACTGTTGCAATCAAGTCCTCACCAAAATTATCAAAAGACCAGTTTCTAGCATCAAGTGTAACTGTTGATGTTGATCTTGGAGTATTCCATGCATCCACGTTCCATGCGTCTGTACCCCAACCATAACCGTAAGCTGATTGATCTGTTCCAATATTTATTTGATACTTCATGTTACCAGTACCGCCACCTCCAGATGTTGATCCAGAAGCTGCACTTGTGTGTGTAACTTTATAATTATTTGCATCCGTTATTGATGTAATCTCAAACTCTGCGTTCATATCTAATCCGTCAATTGCTGAGAAAGAATCAAAAGTTACAAAATCACCTTGTATTGCGTTGTGCCCTGTATCTGCTACAGAAACAGAGGTAGTACCGTTTGTAGTAAAAGGATTGCTTACACTAGAGCTTGTTTTTCTTAGTGGTGTTACATCATATGCTGTTCCTTCAGAGTATACATAAAATTTTCTGTCTGTTCCGAGAGCCGTGTATCTTACACCGTTAAGATCTGTCCATGTATGAATACCTCTTACAACACCAATAAGTGTGTCAGCTATAAGTTTCTGCCAACCACCTACTTTTTGCGGTAGACCATAATGAAATCGTACATTGTCAGAGTCAACCCAACGTCCTTCTGCACCATATTCTGTATCTTGTTTATCTATACCAGGTGCTATGTTTAATTTTGCTAAAGGCATTATATTCTCAAAAATCTATATTGAATTTCACCAGCACCGCCGTTAGATCCAGCAGATTGAGGTTGTCCACCTCCACCTCCACCACCAGATCCTCTATTTCCAGCCGTTCCAGATCCACCAGCGGGAGCACCTGTACCACCAGCAAATTCATTTGTGGTGCTAATAGGGTAACCATAAGAGGCACCTCCTTTACCACCAGTAATTTGACAGTTGTCACCTCCACAGTTACCAGGATTTTCTCCAGCAAGCCCATTTCCTGATTGATTAAAAGTGCCAACAGGACCACTAGTAAAAGAAGTGATATCAAGTCCATCGACACTAGTGCCAGATGTTAAAACTGTACCAGCAATAGAAGCAGTGCCTGCAGTTGAAGCAACGTTATTACGTAGAGGTCCTTGAACTCCTCCACTGTTACCATTACCACCAATACCACCTTGTAGTGTTATATTTATACCGCTTGAAGAACTTGAAATTGTTGTATTACCACCGTTACCAGCAGTTGTATTATATCCACCGCCTGTTCCAGACCCTGCACCACCAACTGCAATATTTAATGTTTCACCACTTGTAACTGTAAATACTTTATCAGATATAAATGCTCCAGAAGCGCCTCCTGCACCAGCAGATTCACCACCAGCTTTATCATACTCTGCTCCACCTACACCACCAGATCCACCTCCCACAGCAAATTGTATGTGTAAAGCATTAGCGTTTGTTGGAACTGTTATAGTTCCTGTGGTTGTAGAAAAAGATGTTGTGTTAAAGAGTGTAAATATTTCTCTCCAATCACCACCGTCCTTTACATAAGCATTAGTAATTGTTTTGTTAGTAAATGACGTTCCGTCATGAACATAGACTTGATCTATAGTTCTAAAAGTACCACCATCTTTAACATTTATCGGCATGATTCATTATGTAGAATATTTGTACCAAATATCACCATTTGATCCACCGCTTGGATCAGATGTGCTTACAGTTCTAGTGCCATTTGCATTTGTACCTGCAGTTGCAGATATAAAAGCTTGAACATCAGAACCAATAGCAACGCCTAGATTTGTTCTAGCTGTTGCTTTAGTGCCCACATCATTTAAGTTCTGTGAGGCCTGTAAAACTCCAGAAACATTTGCTCCAGAAAATTTATATCTAATAGATGCATATGTAGCCATATTATTTCTCCAATAGTTTCCATCCAAAGCTTGATCCCGAATAGACCAAAGCAAAAGCTGCGCCTTCAGTGGCAACAGTTAAATCAGCTGTAGCGCCGTCAATCTTTTCACTATTGCGACCTACGGTTAAATTATTTGTATCAAATGTATTAGCAACATCAACAAATCTTATTTCATCTCCTACTGTAGGAGATGCTGGTAAAGTTATTGTAAATGCTGAACTAGTCGTATTTGCGAAAATTTTATCTCCAGCAAAAGCTGTATAGGTTCCTGTTTTAGTTAACCAATCACTACCTTGTGTTTGTATTTCGAACCAATTTGTACCATCAGTAGACAAAAATACGTTTCTACCTGGATTAATGACAAAAGTATTACCAGAAGATCCTAGTCTCGCAGTAATCTTATTTGATGCACTAGCATTTCTTAAAAAGTATAATTTTTCTACAGCGGGGAACTGTATGATAAAATCTGATGAATGCCCTGTAAATATAATTGCAGCTTGTCTAGCCTCATTGTTTGCCTGTGTTTGTGGTCCGTCATTAGTAGTAAGTGTAACAGGGCTAGATGACGACCCTAAATTCTTTGTGTATACTCCAGCTATTGATTGTTCAATAGACTGAGAAAAGTTATTATTTGTTGTATTACCCCATGCATTTGACTGCTCTCCAGAGCCAATTAATTCAATTTTAAGTCTTGTAGAATACGTACTCATTATGCTGCGTCCTTCCAATCCATTGTAGCACTATCATCTACATTTGTCCAATTCGATGTTACGCTATCGTTTACTTCTTGCCATCCATAAACCGCTGGTGTTCCAAGAGCCGTGGTCATTGATAAGCCAGTAGGTGTGGCAACGGCATTATTAAATATTGATATAGTTCCTAAATTAGCTATCGCAAATTGTCCAGCAGGTAATGCTGTGGAAGCTAGTTTAACGGATACAGATCCTACAGCAAGACTTCCTGATTGACCTGTGTAATCTGTATTGGTAGCTGTGTTAGCCTGACCACCCATTGCTGAGTGATAATGACAATAATAGTATAGTGTTGGAGCACCCGCAGCTACTGTAATAGTTAAACTTCTTTGCGTTGCACTAGAGTATCCAGATATATACGCAGAAGAAGAAACATTTGAATTATTAATTTGATAAGTAACACCCGTATTATACGCACTTCCACCACCATGAGTTCCATTAGGTGTTTCCGATAAGAAAATTGGATGTGGTGACATCGTAGAGTCATTACCGTTAAAGATATATGTCTTGCCCTCTTTAAGAGTTAACAGTTGTTGTTGAACACCGTTTATGACGTATTTGTTACCTGAACCTGTTGCTACAACTGTTACTGTAAATGTTTCTGTGCTTACAGGTGGGTTGGGTTCTACTAACGCATTACCAAGTGTAGATGTGCCACCAAGTGAGGTAGACATTGATAGACCAGTAACTAGTGGCTTACCTTCAATTGAAACAGAGCCAAGACCTGTAGTCATTGCTTGACCTGTTACAGTTTCAACAATTCTATCTACTTGTACTTCTGCTGTACCAAGAGCTGATGTTAAACCAAAACCTGTTAAAGATGTTCCTAAACCAACTGATCCGATAGCCGTGGTCAGTCCAATACCAGCAGGTTCTATTTTATGACCTGCACTTATACCAACGCCGCCAACAGCAGTCGTCATAGACTGACCAGTTACATTTACTGCTCCTTGTACAGCAGGTGAGCCAAGAGCTGTTGTTAGACCAAATCCTGTTATAGTTGGTTTAAGGCCAATAGTGGTAGATCCAAGAGCTGTGCTTG